GGCGAACTCTAGCGTTACGTTCAATGGTGTTAGCGTTTCTCTGGGTGGCAGCGGAACGATTACTGCCCAAACTCCCAACGCCCTTACTATTGGTACTGGACTATCTGGTTCCTCTTTTAACGGCTCCAGCGCAGTAACGATTGCCAATACTGGCGTTCTTAGCTTCTCGGCTGGCACAACAGGGTTTACGCCTACTACGGCTACGACAGGCGCTGTAACGCTTGGCGGCACACTTAACGTGGCTAATGGCGGCACAGGTGCTACTACGCTGACGGGCTATGTATATGGCAATGGAACAGGGGCTATGACAGCCTCTACGACTATTCCTACATCTGCCCTTACTGGCAACTTTGTCTCTACGTTTAGTGGCGGCACAACGGGTTTAACGCCTTCTTCTGCGACTGCTGGCGCTATTACGCTGTCCGGCACTCTGGCGGTGGCTAACGGCGGTACAGGGGTCACATCATCCAGCGGCGCTAATTCGGTTGTTTTGCGTGACGCTAACGGCAACGTGATTACTAATTGCTTGTTTGAGGGCTACACAACCCAAGCCGCTGGCACATTGATTACGTTGACAGCGGCCTCTGTCCAGAATTGGGCTATTACAGGCTCTGGCGGTCAAACGATTAAGCTGCCCGATGCCACAACTTTGCCAAATGGCGCTACGTTCACGTTTAATAACAATCAATCTAGCGGCACGATTGTTATTCAAAACAACTCGGCCACGACTGTTGTGACGATTCAATCGGGTGCTTATGCCACGGTTGTTTTGTTGAGCAACTCAATTGCTGCTGGCACTTGGGATTATCACAACGCTATTCCTTCCAATGCTTCTTGGTCAACCAATACGCTTTCATGGGCTGGCTCTTATACAAACGGCACTTGGAACGGCAACGCTGTTGGTTTGCTTTATGGTGGCACAAATGCAGCTTTGACCGCTGTTGCTGGTGGCGTGGTCTATTCCGGCGCTTCTGCTTTGGCTATTTCGGCAGCGGGGACGACAGGCCAAGTGCTGACCTCTAACGGCTCTGGTGCGCCTACTTGGTCAACGCCCACGGCTTACGCTACGGTCACAGACGATACGACCACTAACGCAACCCGTTATCCATTGTTTGCGGCTACCACTAGCGGCAATCTGACAACTGAATATACAAGCTCGACCAAGTATCAGTTTAATCCTTCTACTGGAACGCTGACAGCAACGGTTTTTAGCGGCTCTGGCGCATCTTTAACCAGCATCCCTAACTCTGCCCTTAACAACTCATCAATCACCGTTGGTTCAACGGCTATCAGCCTTGGTGGAACTGCTACAACGATTGCAGGGCTGACCAGCGTTACATCGACCACTTTTGTGGGCGCTTTGACGGGCAATGCGTCAACTGCCACGACTGCGACAACGGCGACTAATGCAAACAACGTAGCGATCACAGACAACACCAGTTCTAGCTCAACTTGGTATCCAGTTCTGTCGGCGGCATCTACGGGCAATAATCCCGCAACGACTAGCTCGACCAAGCTGTCTTTTGTGCCTTCTACTGGCACATTGACCGCAACTCAGTTCAGCGGGTTACTGGTTGGCTCTGCCCCTGTCACGGTGGCTGCAAGCACTTATTCTGTGGCGGCGACTGACATTTGGGTTATCAACAACTATGCTGGCACTCTGACGCTGACATTGCCCACAGCATCCAGCTATTCGGGCCGTGTGTTGAATATCATCAATTACCAAGCCTACACGGTGGTTTCGGCATCTTCTAATGTTGTGCCGATTGCTGGTGGCTCTGCTGGCACAGCCATTTTGAACGCTATTGCTGGTGACAAATGCACCTTGGTTTCTAATGGCACAAACTGGGTTTTGGTCGAATACATCCCGAATAACATCCTTTTGCTGAACTAACATGAACTACAAATGGTCTATTTCTAAGATTTCAGCTACTGATGGGCTAATCACCCATGCACATTACAAATGTGTGCTGACTGACGATAATTTGTCGGTTGAAACTGAAGGAAACTGGTGGTTTAATGAGCCAAAGATCAAAGTTCCTTTTGAGCAAGTATCAGAGGAAATGGTTGCTGGTTGGATTGAGCAAGAGGCTGTTAAAGATGGCGTTTGCCACATAAAATCTAGGCTAGAGGAACAGCTTAAAGCATTAGAAGCACACAAACCCGTTGTTGCTCCTTGGTTGCCTCAAGTTTTTACCCCTAACATTTAGGAAGAAAAATGGTTTATTTATCACCCATTGGCGGCGTAGCAGGGCAATTCTTTGACAATAACGGCAATCCTTTAGCTGGCGGTCTGCTTTATTCTTACTTGGCTGGCACGACCACTCAAGCGCCTACGTTTACCAGCACCAGCGGCAATATTCAACAGCCAAACCCAATCGTTTTGGACGCTTCTGGTCGTGTGCCAGGCGAAATCTGGCTGTCTGGTGGCGTGTCTTACAAGTTTGTGCTTCAAACCTCTGCTGGTGTGCAGATTGGCTCATGGGACAACATCCTTGGCATCAATTCTGGCTATGTAGCTTACTCGCTGCAAGAGCAAACCTTTGTAGCTACATCTGGTCAGACTGTGTTCACGCTGACCACGATGCAATACATCCCTGGCGTTAACAACTTGGCTGTTTACGTCAATGGATTGAAGCAGATCGTTGGACAAAACTATGTAGAAACATCAGCAACTGTGGTGACATTTACTACTGGTTTGAATGTTGGCGCAATTGTTGACTTTATTACCGCTGTGCCAGCTACTGGCTCAACAATCACTAATGCCTCAGCAATTACTTACAACGAAGGCGGTACAGGCGCAGTAACCACTACGGTTCAAGCTAAGTTGCAGCAGTCTGTTAGCGTCATGGATTTTGGCGCTACTGGTAATGGAACTACCAACGACACAGCGGCTATTCAAGCTGCTATTAACGCAATTGCTTTATCTGGCGGAACAATCAATTTGCCCCCTGGCACTTATTTGGTTGACAGTTTAATTTTCCCAACGCATGGTGGTGGAGTGCCACAAAATGTAATAAACTTTATTGGTAGCGGTATGGGTTCAACTATTCTATTAATGAATAGCCCAACTGAACCTGTTATTATGTCTAGCAGAGCCATTGCTAACAACGCATCTATTGGCAACAGATTTTCAGACTTTAGCGTTAAAGCTAATGCTTCTGGTTCTTATTCCAATTTAAACCATATCGCAATAGATACTATTGGATTTTGCCAATCATTTTGGCAACGTATTCAATTTTTGTCTAATGGCTCTGGGTCATGCGGCATTATGTTTAGAACGTCTGCTTCGCCTCAATTGACTTACCAACAAGTATTTGAAGGAATACAAGTTACAGGACAAGTTGGCCCAGGCTTTGTAGTTCAAGGACAAAATACTGGAACTTATTTAACTAACACAAACATATTACAAATTCGTGATTCTTGGATTTATGCTAATTCAAACATGAACCAAGCGTTTGATTTGCAAAACATTGAAAATTACGAAGTAATAAATAATCATATTGAATCAACAGCCAATTACGGTATTAGTCTTGGCACTAATGGAACAATTATTGGCAACTGGATTGAAAATGTTGCTGTTACTCCCATTACTTTTGTTAATGTAACTTCTGGCGGGACTTCTCCAGCTTCTAACACAATTATTGGAAATTACTTTAGTGGTTTTTCTGGTTCGATAAATATTCCAAGTGCTTATAGCACAAACAACATTTTTATAAATAATCCTGGGTCTTGGACACTAATCGGTTCGGGTCAAAAACAAGTGATTGGTGCTGGCCCTGTCCCTGCTGCGCCAACTTTAGCGCAAACAACCGGCACAACAGGAACACTTACTTTAAATACCGCAACTCTTATTTCTACGTTAACGCAAACTTATGAGTTGACATACAACTTTGTCCCTGCGTCAACAAGCGGCGGTATCATTTTTACATTGACACCCCCATCAGGATATTCAATCACAACGCTAAATGTTAATTGTGCCAATCCAGCAACTTCAGTTCCTTATGTAACTTCTGTGCAATATCCTGATAACAACTTTTATGTTGCTATCCCTAGCACATCTGCAATGTCTATTAACATTCAAGTTAGCTTGCAATAAACATGGCTAATACCAAAATCTCAGGTTTAAGTTCAGCATCTACCCCATTATCGGGTAGTGAGATTTTGCCGCTGAATCAGTCGGGGACAACTGACAGCGTAAGCGTGACAAACTTGACTGCTGGTAGAACTCCATCGGCGCTTGGTTGGAACGCTACAAATGGGGTGTTTAACAGAGCAACTGTTTCTGCTGGCTCAACTGGTACGCCAACAGAAGAACGTGGTCTTACTTACGGCAGTTCAAATACTGCGTTAAATTTTTGGAACATTTACCAAAATACTAATCGTAGTTGGGCGTCTATATCTACGACAAACGATAGCAATACAACTTTAGAAACAACAACTTTTCATCCTTATAACGGAACAACAGCCAATCAAGGTAACTTTGTTGTTGGTAGTGCTGGCAATGGTGTTCTTTTTTCAGCCAATACTCCCGCATCGGGGATGACAAGCCAAAATTTGACTTGGTATGAAGAAGGCACTTGGTCTCCTACTGATGCAAGCGGCGCAGGATTAACTCTTACAGTTACTAGTGCAACTTACACTAGAGTAGGCCGCCAAATAACTTTTTTTGGATGGGTTACCTATCCAACCAATGCCAGCGGCGCTTATGTTGTTATAGGCGGTTTCCCATTTTCTGCAAAAAATACTAGCAACGGTATGGGCGTTACTTGTTACAACAGCGCAGGATTTCAGATATTTTTTAGGGCTAATGCTCCAAATAATATGACAGGCGTTACTGTTACTAACGCTCCCGCACTTAATTCTGCTGTATCGGGTGCTTTAATTGGCTTCCAATACACAATGTTTGTTTAAATTTAAAGGACAATAAATGTCACTTACAAAAGCATCCTACTCAATGATTAACCAAGCTGTTATCAGCGTGGCTGATTTTGGCGCTGTTGGCGATGGTGTAACCGATGATTCAAATGCAATCCAAGCGGCAATTGACTACGCCGCCTCATTGACTGGGCCAGCGCATGATGGTACTGAATCGTTTTTTACATTGTTTGGAAATTCAAGGGCAATTCAATTTGGCCCATTTAAATACGCCATTTCCAAGACAATTATTCTTAAAAACAGCGTATCAATTTTTGGTAACGGCGGTGGCCTTCTTGCTTTGTCTGGATTTAGTGCTGGCACTTATATGCTTGACATGGATGGTAACTGGCAAAGCGGCACTGTTCAAAATGTGATTATTGACGGAAATAACAACAATGTTAAAGGTTTGCACATCAATAATGCCGCTGGATGTGTTTGGAGTAACATTACTGTTTTGAATTGTCAAAACGATGGCATCACTTATACAGCAGGTGCAGATTTTTCATTTAACAACTTTTTTGTAAGTTGTTCGTTTACTCCCGCAAGCAATTCTGTTGCTGGTTTAAAATTAACTGGCTCGGATGGGATGTTTACTAATGGCATTTGCCGTTTTAGTCCAATTGGTGTTTATTTGTTGGGCGGTGGCAATAACGAATTTGTAAACATTCATTGTTGGGGTGGTTATTCCGGCGAATACCAATACATAAATTTCTATTTGCAAGGTTCTTACCGCAACAGTTTTGTGTCTTGCTATGCTGATAGTCCAACTAAGCAAAATTACTCGCTTAATAATTGGACAACTGTTAATGGTATTCCTAACGGCGGCGTGTGCTGGTATTTAGCAGCAGGTTCTGGCACAAGTGGATCGCAAGAAAATAAAATAACAAACTGCCGTGGATTTGTAAATTTTGACGCATATACCAGCGCAGGACTTGCTGCAAAACAATTGTTGTATTGGTATCTTGAAGCGTATTGCTATCAAAATGCAGTTGTCAGTTTTGTCTCTGCTGGTGGTGCTCCTGCGGGTAAAACACAAGCATTTGCCGACAATCCTTGGGTCGCAGTAACTACCACTATTCGTGACGCAAATTTGATTTTTACGAGTTCAACACCAACTTTGCCGTATTTACAAATTTCAGCGGCGAATAATACAGGTAATGCGCTTGTACCTCTTATTGTTAATAACACCGATAGCTCTTTGTCCATCAGCGGTTCGCAACTTCAATTGCAAGTTGCGGGTTCACAAATCGGCGCTGTCAATGCTGTTCAAGGTTCAGGTGGCACACAGCAACAACTTCAGTTGGTTGCAGGGTCAGCACAAGCAAACCTTTCGTATACAGGGATGTTTGCTCCTCAATCTGACAACACACAATCTTTGGGGGGCGCTTCTAATCGATGGTCTGTTGTTTACGCAGGTACTGGCACTATTAACACATCAGATGCTAATCAAAAGCAACAGTTTGCAGCTTTGACTACGGCTGAACAAAACACAGCCAAAGCGATTAAAGGATTGATTAAGACCTTTAAATTTAACGATGCTGTTGCTAAAAAAGGCGCAAACGCCAGAACACACATTGGAGTATCGGCTCAAGATGTGCAAGCGGCATTTACTGCTAATGGCTTAGATGCTACAAAATATAGTTTGTTTTGTTCTGACACTTGGTATATTGATTCAACTGGAAAAGTTTTTGAACAGAATATTGATGAAAATGGAAAAGAAATTCCAAACTTGACAATTCATACTCAGCTCGGTGTGCGCTATGAAGAATTATTGGCCTTTGTTGTTGCGGCGATGTAATCATGGCTATAACATACAAATGGTCAATTCCTAAGATGACGGTGAACCCATCTGTTGATGGAAAAACCGATGTGGTGATCTACGCCGATTGGCTATGTGTCGGTACGGATGATGTTAACAACCTGACCGCAGCGGCTGCTGGAACGGCTAAGTTGGGTGGGCCAGCTAATCCATTTACGCCTTACAACGACCTGCAAGAATCTCAAGTTTTGGCTTGGTGCTTTGAGCCTGTAACGTATAGCATTACAGACCCAATTACTAATGAAACAACTACAATTACGACTAATCTGCAACCAGACACAGAAGCCCAAGTAGCGGGTCAATTAGCTCGTCAACTGGCTGCTATTTCTGCCAATCCTCCTCTGCCTTGGATTAAACATGACCAAACCAATTGACATCATTAGCCGAGCATTAAAAGACATTGGTGCTTTGGAAGCAGGGGAAACGCCAACGGCTGACGCTGCCCAAGATGCTTTCGATATGCTGAACGGCATGATCGATCAATGGTCTAACGAATCCATGATGGTCTATTACAAGAATGAGATCATCTTTCCTGTTGTGCCAGGTCAGACCCAATACACCATTGGCCCAACTGGTGAAATCGGCGCAGGGTTTACTGGCTACGTCAGCGGCAATCAACTAACTGTTGCTAACACCAACGTCAACAACTTTGCTGGCACAGGCTCAATCAATAGCTCTACTCTGACTATTTTGTCAGTTTCTAGCGGTGCTTTGCAGGTTGGCAGCATTATTACTGGCGCATCTATCCCTAGCGGCACATCTATTCTGTCGTTTGGGACGGGTAATGGCGGTGTGGGCACTTACACCATTTCGCAGTCGCTGTTCATTAACCAAGAATCAATCACGGCTAATGCGCCTATCATCACTTCTGGCGCTATCAGCAACGGTCAATATCTGACCACTAGCTACGGCGTGAACATGAACTTGGCCCAAGGAACGCAGATTGTGGCGTTTAACACGGGCGCTGGTGGGAATATCAATGAAGCAGGTACTTACACGCTTAACAATTACGTTACAACACCTAATCCTGCTTTTACGGGTTCTATTTCTGGGACTACCCTTACTGTTAGTGCTGTTTCTGCGGGTTATCTGGGTGTTGGTTGCGTGGTTAGTGGAAGTGGCGTTACAAGCGGCACAAAAATCACGGCGGTATTAACTGGCTCTGGTGGCGCTGGCACTTACACGATTTCTGCTTCTCAGTCGGTGGGCAGCACTTCAATGACAGGGACTGTTACGCCTTTCCCGATCACGGCTTACTATCAGCGCCCTCTGACCATTTCAAGCTGCTTTGTGCGTATCAACACAAACTCTAACGGCATCCCTGTCCAGAATGGCGGCTTGGACTATCCAGTAGCTGTGCTGTCGTTGGAAGAATACGAAATGATCGGTCTAAAGACCTTGAACGGCCCTTGGCCCAAAGCGCTTTACTATCAGCCAACTGAATTGCTCGGTAACATTTACTTATGGCCTAACCCTGCACAGGGTGAGATGCACATGTTTACCGACAACATCTTTAGCAGCTATACCTCGCTTTACGACACCATCCAGCTTCCACAAGGCTACATCAATGCGCTGCGGTGGAACTTGGCTTATTTCTTGATGCCTATGTATGGCAAAGCCTCGCAAACCCAGATTGCGATGATTACCAAAAACGCCAATGATGCCAAGGCTACTGTAAAGCGCACAAACATGAAACCGCCTCAAGTGGCTCGGTATGCAGATGCTTTGCTGGTTGGGCGGCAAAAGGATGCGGGTTGGATTTTGAGCGGCGGCTTCTTCCGTTAAGGATAAAAAATGGCAGATTTTGGATTTGTCGGGCCTTCTTACGAAGCTGCTTCTATCTATCAGGAAGCTCAAGAGTGCATCAATTTCTACCCTGAAATTGACCCTTTAAAGCAGCCTGGTCAGCGTGGCGTGGTGGCTTTGTATCCAACCCCAGGGCTTACTGAAGTCTTGCAGCTTAACAATGCCCCTGTTCGTGGGATGCGAACCCTCTCTGGCGGGCAATGGCTGGTTGCTGTGGTTGGAAATGCTGTTTGGGCTATCCAATACGTTAATGGCGCTTACACATCAACCCAAGTCGGAACGCTGACCACTTCCACAGGGCAAGTCTCAATCACCGACAACATAATGACTTACGGTGGGCTGACAGCTTTTATCGTAGACGGTGAAAACCGATACTACTGGGTTGTTGGAAGTGCGACTACTTATACAGTCACGGCGAATGTCTCGACTTATTTAGCTTCTTTGTCTTTGACAAATGTTGGCTCTGGCTATAACGTGCCAACGGTAACAATTTCTGCGCCTAGTCTGTCGGGCGGCACTACGGCGACTGCTACTGTTGCTGTGAATAACTCAGTTACATCCATTACTATAACGGCTGGTGGTTCTGGGTATACAAACCCAACGATCACAATTGGGACTGCTTGGGCGGCTTCTACGGCTGTTACTGTTGGGCAGCAAGTCTTTTATAACAACAACCTTTACACTTACACGGTTGCTGGCACTTCTGGCTCTACTGGCCCAACCATTACTAGCGGTTCGGCCTCTGATGGCACAGCAACTTTGATGTGGGTTGGCTATCCAGCTTCAGTATCTGCTACTTTGGCATCTGGTGTTATTTCTGCCATTACAGTTAACAGTTTTGGCTCGGGTTATAACAGCCCTCCAAGCCTTGTAATTAGTGATTCCACAGGAACAAATGCGTCAATTGATTTGGTTTCTACGGCTGGTCAGCTTGAGGCTTTGACAATTACTGATGCTGGCTCGGGTTACTACACAGCGCCATCGGTCACAATTACTGATTCCTTGAACGGCGCAGGGGCGGTTGCTACTGCTACTTTGTCAACTCTAACATTTAATATCACGGCGACTGAAATTGCTGTTGGTGAAGGCGCTGTGCTTACTGGCTCGCCATCGGTAACTATTGGGGCTTTCTTGCAAACTCAAGGCGCTGGCGTGGGAGGTTTGGGTTCTTACACAGTTACGCCTTTAAATGCTGGCGGCTCTACTACTTACACCATGCCAGCTTTCCAGAAATTGCCCTCTACTGATGGGGCATTTACTGGCGCTGTGACTTGCGATGTTGTGGATAACTACATTGTTTACAACCAAGGCGGCACTCAGGCGTGGGGTTCTACTGACCTGCAAGCGGATGTGAACAACGGGGATATTCCTTTGGTTACACCTTGGTCGTCCAATGCTTTGTATGGCAACAAGGATGGCTCACCAGACCCCTTGGTTGGTTTAATTTGCGATCACCGCCAAGTCTTTCTATTGGGTGAATTTACCTCTGAAATGTGGACTGATGTGGGTGCAGTCGTGCCTGGCTTCATTTCGTTTGCTTTCCAGCGTGTGCCTGGCACTTCACTTCAACACGGTGTTGTTTCACCTTTTTCGATTGCTCGATTCGGTGAGCAGTTTGCTTTGGTGGCTCAAGATACCCGAGGCCAAGCAGTTATTGGCGTTATGAAAGGCTACTCATTTGAGCGCATTTCTACCCATGCTGTTGAGCAGACCTTAATGAACCAATACGTTGGCGATGCGGTGGCTTACACCTATCAGCTTGATGGACATGAGTTCTACGTTGTTACTTTTCCAACTGTGAATCTGACATGGGTTTATGACTTGCGTTCACAGATGTGGCACAAGTGGCTGGCTTGGGATGGTGAGCAATACCAACGCCATCGGTCTAATTGCGGTGCATTGTTCAACAATGTCTATTTAGTTGGTGACTATCAGAATGGTATGATCTATCAACTGGATAATGCAGTTTATACGGACAATGGAGCGACAATCCGTAGGTTGCGCCGCGCCCCGCATCTGGTGACTGACTTCCAACGTCAGTATTTTGCTGAGTTCCAAATCCAATTTCAGCCTGGTGTTGGCTTACAAAACGGTCAAGGCAAAGACCCGCAAGCTATGCTGCGTTGGTCTAGCGATGGCGGCTCTACTTGGTCTAATGAGCATTGGGCTTCTATGGGCAAAGTGGGCCAATATACGAAGCGGATTATTTGGCGGCGTTTGGGTTGGGCTCGTGACCGTATCTTTGAAGTTGCTATTTCTGACCCTGTAAACTGCGTCATTGTTTCTGCCAACTTAAAGGCTGAAGGGGCTGAAAATTGAGCGTCACTTCTTCTGGCTCTGGTGGCAATCTAAACTGGCCTAGAACGCCGTTTATTGACCAGCAAACCATGATGCCGAGCTTGCCTTGGCTTTTGTGGCTGCAAAACCCTTCTGTCAATTCGTTTAGCTCTGCCAATGCTTTAGCACCAAGCTCTGGCGGCACAGGGGTCGCCACTACTCCAACCAATGGGCAACTGCTGATTGGCAATAGCAAAGGCTACACGCTAAACACTTTGACAGCCGGAACAGCCATCGGCGTGACCAACGGCACAGGGTCAATTACCCTTAATAACCTTGGTGTGACCTCATTGGTCGCAGGGACGGGCATCGGGGTTAGCTCTGCTACTGGTGCGGTTACTGTCTCAAATACAGGCGTTTTATCGTTTTCTGCTGGCACTACGGGGTTTACCCCATCATCTGCGACCACAGGGGCTGTGACCCTTGGTGGGATTTTGAACCTTACCAATGGCGGCACAGGGGCATCTACCGCAGCAGGGGCTAGAACTAACCTTGGTTTAGGCACGATTGCGACCCAAAATGCTAATAATGTTGCCATAACTGGCGGCTCTGTTTCTGGTGTGTCAGCAAGCGTGACAACGCTAACGACCTCATCTACAATCACGGCTAATAACATAGCAACAACTGGCACTCATACTACGATTGCTAAGTGGCTTCCAGTTGTTTGTGACGGTACAACGTATTACATCCCGCTATATACATGACCCCAACTGATATGTTCAACGCAAATCTAGGTCACTTTGATGTTGACCCAGGGGTTATTCACCACTTTTCTGATGGGCTTTATGCAAAACAAATGCACTTGCCCAAAGGTTACATGGCAGGAATGCACGCCCACAATTACTCGCATTTAAGCATTTTGGGCAAAGGTAAGGTTATTGTCAGAACAGACAATGATGAAAAGACCTATACCGCACCAGCTTGTATCAATATGCAAGCGGAAATTTTGCACTCGATTGAAGCGTTAGAGGATGCTGTTTGGTTCTGCATCCATGCGACTGAAGAAACTGATGTTAATAAAGTGGATGAAGTCTTAATCCACAAAGGGGTCTGATATGCCATTTGCTTTTATTTCTGCTGGTGCAACAATTCTTGGTTCTGTATTGCAGTCAAACGCTGCAAAAAGTGCTGCCGCTACTCAGGCCAACGCTGCTAACAATGCTGCTGCATTGCAGCAACAGGAATTTAACACTATCAATCAGCAACAAGCCCCTTATAGGCAGTCTGGTTATAGTGCTTTGAATCAGATCGGTTCTATGCTTGGAGGCGCACAGCCTCAGTATGACCAAAATGGCAACTACATCGGAGACCAACAAGGTTCTGGTTATTTAACTCAACAGTTTGGCCCTCAAGACCTTAAATCTAATCTTGCTCCTAATTATCAGTTTATGCTGAACCAAGGGGTTGGCGCTGGAACACAAGCTGGAAATGTCGGTGGTGGCGGCTCAAACGTGCAACGGTCTAACCAAATTTTTGGCGAAAATTACGCCTCTAACGCTTATCAAAACGCTTTTAATAACTTTCAAGGCCAGCGTCAGAACATTTATAACACTTTGGCAAGCATTGCTGGTATCGGTCAAACAGGTCAAACAGCAACGAATCAAGCTGGTATGAACGCTGCTGGAAACATTGGTCAAGCAGGTATTGGCGCAGCTACTGCGGCTGGCGCTGGTCAAGTCGGCTCGGCAAATGCTTTGGCTGGTGGTTTGCAAGGGTTAGGAAATCAATATCAACTTTCTCAGTTGTTGAATCAAAATTATCTACCTGGTTACGGTTCACCATCTGCCGCCTTTATAAATCAAAACACGCCAGGCTCATCTGGTTTTGTTGGGCCAACCTTTGGTTCAAATGGCTAAGGATAAAACATGGCTGATTTAAGCGTTACACCAGTTTCCACAGGCATCAAGCCACAGCAGCAAATGTCGCTTGGCGACTTGATGAATATTGCATCAAGCGCACAAGCGTATCAACAAGCGCAGCAATTAAACCCAGTTCAGTTGCAGTCTGCTCAATTGGCATTGCAGCAAGCGCAAAAAGTTAACCCTTATTTGGCTCGGACTGCTGCGGCTCAAGCCGGAACTGCTGAGACAGGCGAAAAGTTAGCTGCTGGTCAATTGCCATTTCAATTGCGTCAAAGCGAAGCACAAGCTGGAACTGCTGAAACGCAATTAAATTCAGCACAACTTGAAAACCTCAAAAGCCAAACTGCCAATTCTTCACGCAATTTGCTGAAGATGCTAAATAGTTCTGAGCAAATCACCCCTGAGTCATTGCGTCAACAAACGATTGACACCATGAAAAACACAGGTGCTAGCGAGGCTGCAATCAATCAGGCATTGCAAAACTTGCCTACAAAAGGCACAGATAAAGAAATGCGAGCATTTATTGCCCGTCACGCTGCCAATTCATTAAGCGCAGAAGCTCAGATAGAAAAGTTATTCCCAAGCGCCCAAGCGGTAAATCTTGGCGCATCGGTTGTTCCTATGACTATGGGAAGCCCATTTTTGGCAGCACAACAACCAGGCACGATTGCAGGGCCAGCAACAGAATTGCAAGTGCCGCCAACCACTCAAGTGGTCACGCCAACTGGCGAAACCAAATTGCTTGGCCCTATGTCTCAGCGTGGTAATCAGCCATTGACTACTGGGTTAAATCCCTCGGCTGCGGCTGCTAACCAAGCCCCTGCCGACTTCTTTACCAAAGATTGGACTAACACCCAAACCGAAGCCAACAATGCCCAACAACGTGTTGGCGTACTACAAAACATTCGTAACTTGTCTGATAAGGCATTTACTGGCGTGGGCGGCTCACGCAAAGAATTGGCAACTGGTATTGCTAACGCTATCGGTATTCCAGCCTACGAAGCCGAGAAAACTGCTACTGATGAATTGGCTAAGAACAGCACATTGTTGGCATTGGCTGGTGGAAATACCGATGCTGCTCGAGCTTTGGCTGAAGCTGCAAATCCCAATAAAAAGATGAACGCACAAGCCATTAAGGGTGTGGTCAATCAACTTATTGCTGGTGAATCATTCAAGCAGCAAAAGATGAATGTATTGTCGCAATACATCAATGACCCCAAAACCTATATGCAAGTTGCTCAACAAGTTAACTCTATTGACCCCAAAGTCATGCAAGAGATGACACCACAAGAAGTGGCAAATCTGAAGAAATCAATGTCGCCAGCAGAGCAACAAAGAATGGCTCAACAAATTCAATTGGCTCGACAACTTGGATTGATTAAATAATGCCTACACTTGCCGATCTTTGGACAGCGGACACCCCTAGCAATACGCAAGGGCTTGACCCACAATTGGCTAGTGCTTTGTCACAAGCTCAAGATGCTTATCGTCAAAAATACGGCAAAGAACTTCCAATTACCAGCGGCTTTCGCACAACTGAACAGCAAGCTGCATTGGCAAAGTCTGGCAACAAATATCCAGTAGCTGCGCCTGGCACTAGCTTGCACGAAAAAGGTTTGGCTGTTGATATTGACAAGTCTGTGCCTGATAGCTTTTTGCAGCAATTCGGTTTGCATCGACCATTGGGTAGCAAAGACCCTGTTCACACTACGCTGATGCCCCAAGCAAAGCCTAGCACTTTGGCTGATTTGTGGGAACAAACTGGAACTACGCAAGAGCAACCAGCGCCAACTAGCAATGTGCCGCAATCCATGCAAACCATGTTGGCACAACGTCAGCAAGGGCAAGATTTGGCTGGTCAATACTTAAAACGATTTGGTCAAAGCGCAGCGTCCTTGGCTGACGTTACGGTTGGCAGCATTATTCCTAGCGTGGCTGGCGCAGTTACTTATGCTGGTCAACGTGCTTTGCAACATACGCCAGAAGAAGCGGCAGCAGCCCAACAACAAGTTGAACAGCAGCTTGGTCAACCATTTGGCAAGACCTTTGGCGTTACCCAGACCCCAGGCTATCAGCAAGAAGCTGGTCGCCAGATCATGGATTTCGTTGGTCAAAACATCAACAAAGGCGCACAATGGATTTCACAAAAGACGGGTGTGCCTGTCGGTGACATCCAAAACATAATTGGCACTTTGTCTGCCCCAGCGGTTGAAGCGATTGGCCCTGCTGGTCGTGCTGTTGGTCGTGGCTATCAAGCTGTTGAGCGTTTGGCTGTGCCAGAAGCTGCCCGTATTGTTGACACCGTAACGCATCCACAAACTGGCTTTGGCGCACAAAGCATTGGCGCTGCGCAGCTTTCACAAGAAGGCCAAGTCAAATCTGCGCTTGCCCAAGCGTCACCAGAAACCCAAGCTGCATTGCGTGGTGTGCCAGCAAGCGACATCAATTTGGATGCTTTGAACCGTCACGTTGAAGCCGATTCTTTGCCTGTTCCTGTGCGTTTGACTAAGGGGCAAGCCTCGCAAGATGTAAATATCTTGTCTCAAGAGCAAAACAATCGTGGTAAAAACCCTGAGTTGGCTCAACGCTTTAATGAGCAAAATGGTCAATTGATGGAAAACATCAATGCTATTCGTGACAAAGCAGCCCCTGATGTTTATGCGACCAACCATGTGGAAAACGCAGAAAACATCATCAATGCTTACAAGCAACTAGACGCTGAACGTAGTGCTGCTATTTCTGACAAATACAAAGCCTTGCGTGATGCTGCTGGCGGTGATATTCCAATTGATGCCAAACAGTTTGCTAACAATTCGTTTGCAGCCCTTGGCAAGGAACTTAAAACCGACTTTTTGCCTCCAGCTTTTGAACGTCAATTAAACGCCTATCGTGAAGGCGCACCAATGACGTATGAGAATTTTGAAGCTATGCGGTCTAACTTGGCTGCTGCTATGCGTACGGCTGAACGTGCAGGGGATGGCAACGCCGTTCGTTCTTTGAGCATTGTGCGTGATTCTTTAGAGCAATTGCCTTTGACTAAAGAAGCGGCAGACCTCAAACCTTTGGCTGATTCTGCTCGGCAAGCGGCTCGGGAACGCTTCCAATTGCTAGAGCAAGACCCTGCCTATCAAGCAGCCATCAATGACGTTGCCCCAGACAAATTTATTAACAAATATGTTATCGGCGGCAACAAGCGTGATCTGGATGCAATGCTGCAACAGCTTGGCACAGATTCCGAAGCGGCTCAAAACGTCCGTTCTGCAACTATTAACTGGCTAAAAAACAAGGCTGGCATCGTTGACAACAATGGCAACTTTAGCCAGGCTGGATTTAATCGGGCTTTGGAGCAACTCAGCCCCAAGATGCAACAGCTCGTTGGTGGCGAAACAGCGCAACAATTAAAAACTTTGGGCAATGTGGCTCGGTATACCCAAGCGCAGCCTAAAGGCTCATTTGTTAATACATCCAACACATTGACAGGTGCTTTGGCTCAAAATGTCCGTGAAGGCATTGGTATGGCGGCAGAAAAAGGGTTGAATGTTGCTGTTCCTGGCTTGCAATTAGGCACAACAATAGCTGAAAAACGTGCTGCAAGTGCGGCTAAGAAAGCCACAAAAGAATCTTTAAAACCTGGCGCTGGTTCACGACTTTCGGAGATTGGCAAAAAATGAGTTCAGAAATCGATCTGGTCAAATACGGTCAACTCTGGCAAAAAGTCGAAGATTTGACACAAAAGGTGGATAAGCTAGAAGATGGCATGGAGCAATTGCTGGAGTTGGCTAACAAATCCAAAGGCGGATTTTGGGTTGGTATGTCCATTGTTTCGGCTATTAGCTCTGTCGTTGGTTATTTAACTCATAACTTCATGAACATGAAATGATTGACCCAATAAGCATCGGCCTTGCCCTTTCGGGCATCCAAAAAGCAGTCAAGATGGTCAAACAGGCCAGCCAAACTGTGGACGATGTTGCGTCTCTTGGCCCTGTATTGGGTCGATATTTCACAGCCAAGGATGTGGCTGTAAAAGCCGTTACAGAGGCTAAAAAGTCGGGTAATGCTTCCAACATGGGCGCAGCCATCGAGATTGAGATGGCTTTGGAACAGACCCGCCAGTTTGAATCTGAACTTCAAATGTTGTTCATGCAAGCTGGCAAAGTGGATGTTTGGAACAAAATCAAAGAGCGTGCTGGTCAGATGGACAAGGCAGACAAGTACGCTGCTCAAGCTGCGGAAGATCGAGCCAAGAAGCAAAAAGAAGAACAAGAAGAATTCATACTTGCTGCTCTTGTTGTTATTTTGTTGGTATTTTTGCTCGGTGGTGGCTACTATGTCGTGACTGACATTGTGGAAACAGCTAAAAAAGAACAGCACAGCAACTATAAAAGGAAGCATTAACATGGATTGGTTAGCTCAAATTGCCCCAACAATTGCCACTTGCTTGGGTGGCCCTCTTGGTGGCTTGGCTTATGAAGCCGTTTCTAAAGTCTTAGGCGTTAGCCAAGATGACGCACAGAAGATGCTGCAAAACGGCAAGCTAAACGCTGACCAAATTGCCGCTGTCCAGCAAGCAGAAATCCAACTCAAGGCACAAGCTCAGTCGATGAACTTGGACTTTGAGAAGCTGGCTGTGGAAGATCGCAAATCTGCCCGTGATATGCAAGCGGCTACCAAGTCGTGGATACCCTCAATTCTTGCTATAACGATCACAGGCGGCTTTTTTGGCATCTTGGGTGGGTTGATGTATGGACAAATTCAACACGCACCACAGATCGACATTATGTTGGGCAGCCTTGGTACAGCTTGGACAGGCATCATTGGGTTCTACTTTGGTAGCTCACATGAAAGCATGGCCAAGACAGAGATGATTCATAACTCAACACCAACACCATGAACTGGCTTGAAATTGCTACTGAAGAAATTAAGCGTCACGAAGGCTGCAAGCTAGAGGCTTATCCAGACCCTGGAACTGGCGGCGCACCTTGGACTATTGGCTACGGCGCAACTGGCCCAGAAATCGTAGAAGGCACTACTTGGACACAAGAAAAGGCTGATAACGATCTTGCTGCCCGTTTAAACACGCTTGGTGAGCGCATTGATTCGGTGGTTCATGTTGAAATCAACGACAATCAAAAAGCGGCTTTGTGTTCGTTTGCTTACAACGTGGGCATGGGCAATCTGAAAAGCTCTACGCTGTTGCGCTTACTGAATGAAGGCGACTACGCTGGCGCTGCCGAGCAATTTAACCAATGGACTAAAGCGGCTGGTCATGTGCTGCAAGGCTTGGTCACTCGGCGTGAAGAAGAATCAAAATTGTTTTTAGCATAAGGAATTATCATGGCATACACCATTACAGGCAAGGGCAAAGAATCCCCTAAGGGCCATTACGTTGTTGAGAAAAGCCATCAGCACCCATTGGAACAAAAGGTTGCTCGTTTGGAGCAAAAGCTGGACAAGCATATGCACTTGCCAATGGAAAAGGCGCATCACCCTGGCACAGACCAGAGCAAGGCGCCTTTGCCTAATATGAGAAAATACTAAGCGTTTAACCGCTGAATCGTTACGTTAAGGGCATCTAGCTCGTTCATTTTCCGAATAAGCCATGCCCTTTTCTGCCCATGCCAACCCATCATTGACCCACGGTGGCAGTCTGGGCACAAAGCAACGCAAGTGTATTGAAGCCCTTGTTTTATGTGATGGGCTTCGCTTGGCCCAGGCTGGTCACAAATGCTGCACTCTAATTCCTTGACTCTTGCTAAATACGCTCGTTCCTGCTTGTTGAGTTTGTTGTTCATCTGACTTCTTTAATTTAGCTGATACGTCTTCTACGCCTTCAATGGTGTAGATGCGGCTTGCAATCTTGTCTAGCAGGTCTGGGTCATGCTCTTTGACCAGCATTTTAAGTTTGATTGTTAATTCTTTCACGCTAACTCCCACTCTCGTTCTTCACGATTTGATTTTGATTTAACTGTTTTGCCTGTCAGCCTGACCAGCCCAAGCTGCATCATTTCTTTGAGCCTTCTAGCGACTTGGTTTGGGTCAAGTGTAGAACGATCTGCTATACCGTCTTTCCCTTGCGGGCCATTAAGCACAAGAACCGCTAGGATTTGATCATAGTGCTTGGCTTTGTAGTCTACTTTGTCAGCAGCCAGCTTGCTGGTTAAGGGGTCATTGTTTCGGTACATCTTTATCCTTTAATTTAGCCTCAAGAAGGCGGACAAATTCTTTGACTGATGCGTAGGGCGCTGACAAGCCCGAATCACGCATTAAACGGGCTATATCACGCTTGGTCATGGTTATTTCCAGTATTCATACACAACAAAGTAAATGCCAATCCAAAACAGGACAGCCCAAAAGATGTAAATTAGTGCTTTCAAAACGGTGCTTCCTCAAAATTGTCAGGGTTAAATTTAGGCTCTCCAGGTTTGCTTGGTGGTAATTTTGTTGGAAAAGGCCAGGTATTTATGTGTTCTTCTCCTTTATGCCGTTGGCGGCTAACCACCCCTGCCATCGGTTACGAACGTGCATATTTTTGTAGGTATGTCCGTAGCGCTCAAGCGGCTGCACATATTCAGCTTTGTGCCAGCTTTCAAACTTGACACGAGCTTCCTCATCCGTCAGCCCTACCCATTCATGCTGTGATGGGGTGGCTTTGACAGGCGTTACCCACATGGATGCAACATTGCCCGACGATGGGTCTTGGTCATACACCCAAGGCAGTTCCGCATCTCGGACATTTGGAATGGCTCCTCGTGGAGGTGTCGGCTTGTAGATTTTGAATGCCACAGGCTCAGGCTCTGATTGTGCCAATGCTTTTTTGATGGCGGTAAGGGCGTTGTCAACAAGGTGTGCATCTCGTTTTCCAAGTTCATACCCGCTGTAATCATTGATGCACAACGCATCCAGCGCCTCAAGCGCCATGCGTAAAGTTTCGTCTTTAGTCATGCTTAGCCTCTCTTAATGCTTTAAGTTCATTTCTCAGGCGTGTGTAGCCTGCGTAGTGCAGGGCCATCTCATAAGAGCCATCCTGTGCGCTCTGCCAATGTGCCTGTGCCTCTCTAATCTTTTCCATCTCAGCGAGTATTTGTTCTTCAGTCATTCTTCACCTCTGGCTTCAATTGCTTGTCGAACATGGGATTCCATTTGTACTGTTCCGCCATTAAACGCTATTGCATCCACCGCTAACTGAGCGCACACCTTTCGTTCATGCTGTGCTATTAGTTTGGCAAACTTTACGGGGTCTAATTCGCCAGCAACATAGTCACCATTGCTTTCAATAACCAAGGCTTGGTCATATAGTTTTGCAATTTGTTCGTCAGTCATACTAAAGCCACCGCCAAAAACCAAGCCAACAGACAAGCAATAACAACAGCCAATGCGTAATCCAAGAATGTTTCAAAATGGGAGTTCATTGCTGTTCCTTTCGTTGAACTGGGGTTGCGAGGAGCCATTTGTCACCAAGGTGTCGAACAGAAGCGACCCAAGACCGAATGTTGTGTCTGACAATATGACGGTCGATATAAGGTCGATCAAATTGTCGGCGTACCCGTGTGAGTAAAGTAATTGGCATAGCTGGTCATGCTCCATTTGTAAGTTGTCGATGTTGGGAATATCTTGTGGTACTAACATTTGCTTCTCCTAAAAGACCCTGTGCGGTATTGCTAGGGCATGGTGGTATTGTATACCAAAATAAACACAAGTAAACACACTTTCGCAAAAAAAATAAAAATATTTTTAATTTTTTCTTGGTTATTTTGGTATACAATAGAAGGATGACCAAAGAAGAAGCAGTAAAAAAAGCTGGCAACGCAGCTAAGTTAGCCAAGTTGCTAGGCGTTACCCGTGGCGCTGTTAGCCATTGGGTGGTTCTTCCTAAATTAAGAATTTACCAACTTAAAGAGTTGAGACCTGATTGGTTCGCTATATAATTTTTTGAAACCGGCTAGGTCTGAAGTCATGAGCAGACCGAAAAGCGTACTCCCCGCCTGCCGCAGTTTCATTTTTTGGGAGTTTGCGGAGATGCTTAAATGCACTATTACAAGAGAAATCTTGGCGATTATGCCAAGAAGGCGGGTCGTCTTACTATGCTTCAACACGGAGCGTATACGCTTCTTATTGATTCGTGCTATGACCGTGAAGTATTCCCTACGTTAGAACAAGCAATCGAATGGACTTGGGCTTCAACAGAAGTTGAAGTTGAAGCGGTAAAGTTTGTTCTAAATAGGTTTTTTACATTCGACAAAGATGGTCAATACGTCCAAGACCGTATTTTGGAAGAGTTGCTTCAGTATCATAAAAATGCCGATACAAATAAACGAATTGCCATAGAACGTGAAACGAAGCGTAAAGAAAAAAGCACGAAGCGTGAACAAGTCGTAGAGCAACCGTCACCTAACCAAGAACCACTAACCACTAACCAAGAACCATTATTTATAGAACCTACGGTTCTTGTTCCCTCGCCTAAAGTCGAAAGAACGCCAGCAGCGCCAATTTCTGAGATTGTTGAACTATTTAATACCAAGCTACCGCAGTTGCCTAGATGCGAAGTGCTAAACGATTCTCGCAAACGAACTATCGCCGCTCGATGGCGTGAAGTCGTATCTGAACAAAAGTTTAGTAAAGACCAAGGGCTGCAATGGTTTGGTGATTTCTTTGACCATATTCGTGGTTCTAAGTTTTTAACTGGCAAAGTTAAAGATTGGAAAGCAGATATTGACTTTATTTTTACCCCCACAAAATTTGCCCGCATCGTTGAAGGTGCTTATCACAAGGAATAACTATGTACGACTTAAAGAAATCACAAATTGCAGACGAAGACAACAGCCATATGTGCCAAGCATCTGGATGCCCTAATCGTTGGACCGTTGATAAAGGCCAAAGACTTTGCTCTGCTCACGCATGGGCAAGCATAAAAGACTGGGACAGGATTACAGGCATTGAGTGGAACGAATACCGTAAACGTGGTGAGCGTAACAACTATCAAGCAAAGTTTATGGAAAACAAACAGCCAGCAAGAAAAGTAAGTGATGCTGAGAAGCGGCAAATTTTGACTAACTTGCGCAACTTAATGCGAGGACATCATGCGTGAAAACTACAACCATGAAGAGCTGGAAGCGGCAAGAATTTTGGATTTGGTCCGAATGGGTGATAACACAGTCCCCTGGACAACGATAACGTGGGCTTTATGGGTGTTAGGCGATGCAGTCGGAAACTAACACCATCCTTGAATTTATGCGTGAAAGCGAAGCACGAGAATGGCTAGAGCGTTATCGCAAGAAAGTTTTAGAGCTAGGCCATGGCGAAGCCAATGCTTGGTGGTTTGACACAATCGCAACAATAGAAAAAAAGCGTGGCAAAAAAGAAGCTGACAACTTACGTCAGCGCATGAACAAAATTAGGAGCAAAGCATGACATTTATAGTCACTTATCGGGTAGAAGGTCACCCGCAAGGCAAAGGTAGGCCAAAGTTTCGCAGACAAGGTAACTTTGTTCGCACCTATACACCGCAAACGACAGTTTCGTATGAAAACATGATAAAAGCCTCTGCTATGTTGGCAATGGGCGCTTCAGAACCTTTAAAAACGCCTGTAAGCGTATTTATTTACGTTACTAAAGGGATACCAGCTTCATATAGCAAAAAACGATTTGAAGCGTGTTTAGCAGGTTTAGAGCTGCCAACTAAAAAACCAGACTTAGACAACGTCATCAAATGTTTTTTAGATGCGATGAACGACATTGTTTATTTAGATGATAAGCAAGTTGTTATTTTGCACGCTACACAGGTTTATGGTCGAGATTCGGCGGTAGAGGTTTTGGTTAAAGAGGAACTGCAATGAATGATGCACCACACGCAGCGGTAGATTTCATCCTCAAAAACGCACCAAAGTATGCAAAAGCAAAGTCTAGCCGTGTATACATTGAGGAATTTCGCAAAAGCAAAAAAGCGTTGTTGATGCAGCAAGCGTTACTAAAAGGCGTAAACACCACCGCTGCTCAAGAGCGAGACGCTTATGCCGATTTGGAATACCAACAATTACTGCAAGGTCTAGCTGCTGCCATAGAAGAAGAAGAAACTTTGAAATGGCAACTAACGGCTGCACAGCTAAGAGTAGACATCTGGAGAAGCGAAAACGCAAACAACAGGTTTATTGACAGAGCTACAACATAAAAAAAATAAAAATTTTTTGCAAAAGTGTGTTTTTGTATAGAAATCTAAACTATAATTCTCCCATGCCCCAAATTTCTTGGGGTCTTTTTAGGAGAAACTATGTCATACAACGGTTGGTCAAATTACGCCACATGGCGTGTCAATCTGGAAATGTTCGATGGCGTTACAGCCCAAGAAATTACAGGTCAAACGGTAGCTTACCCAAGTGAGTTAGCAAAACAATTAAAAGATTACGCAGAGCAGCTTATCCACGACACTTCATCAGAAGGTTTAGTTCGTGATTACGCTTTTGCTTTTTTAAGTGATGTTGATTGGTATGAAATTGCCAACAACATGATTGTTGACCAAGATGACGAAGGAGTAGACGAATGAAAATCACTTTAGATGAAACCATTGTTTCTATTAAATTAGATAACGGCAACAAATTAATGATTGACAAGTTTGATGATGGTTCTTATTTGTCTATTTTTTACACAGGTGGCCACATTGGTGCAGCAATGAATCGTGAAGAAACACAAATTTTGATTGATGCTTTGCAATTAACATTGGAGGCGGCATGAAAAACATAGCAACAGCTTTGGTAAAAGCGCAAAAAGCATTTGGACCAGCCCTAAAAACATCTACTAACCCGCACTTTCGCAGTCGCTACGCTGATTTATCAGCTTGTGTGGAAGCTGTTATTGATGCGCTTAACGATAACGGTATTGCTTTAATTCAACGAAATTACGAAGACATTACTGGCGTAACAGTAGAAACGATGTTTATTCATGAATCTGGCGAAATCCTAGAGTGCGGCAAACTACACGTTCCAGCTAGCAAACAAGACCCACAAGGATATGGTTCTGCTCTTACTTACGCAAGGCGCTATTCACTTATGGCAGCTTGCGGCATTGCCCCAGAGGACGATGACGGTAATGCAGCTAGTCGCAAAGCCCCTGCTTATGATGCTGGCCGCCTAGCTGATTGGCTGGCAGAAATCAGCGCAGCCCCTAATGCCGATGCTTTAAAAGCTGTTTATACCGAGGCTTTTAAAGATACGCAGTCAGACGCAGAAGCTCAAAAGAAAATTATTGCGGCTAAAAACGCACGAAAGGCGGCACTATGAGACTTACTTTAGAAAAAGAAGAAATCAAAGATGCAATTTGGGCATATTTAATGGCAAAACATAACCTTCACGCTATCGAAACCACGTTCACAATGGATTTACAAGATATTGATGATTTGGTATTTGGTGCTGAAGTTGAAGTAATTGCTTATGACGAAGCAAAAGCCTTAAACAATGAATTGGAGGCCGAAAATGGAGCAAAGAACTGATGAATGGTTTAGCGCAAGAATTGGAAAAGTCACCGCCAGCCGAGTTGCCGATGTGGTTGCAAAGACAAAATCAGGCTACTCAGCAAGTCGTGATAACTACATGGCGCAACTGGTCTGCGAACGGCTTACTGGAAAGCCATCCGAGTCATTTAGCAATGCAGCTATGCAATGGGGTACAGAAACAGAACCACTAGCAAGGGCAGCGTATGAAGCAAAAATGGATGTTTTGGTTGACGAAGTTGGGTTCATCGATCACCCAAGTATTGTCAATAGCGGCGCTTCTCCTGATGGACTTGTGGGTGCTGACGGACTTATTGAAATAAAGTGTCCCAACACAGCCACGCACATTGATACGTTACTCAGCCAAACAGTACCTAAAAAGTATGCAGATCAAATTTTCTGGCAGATGGCTTGCACTAATCGTGATTGGTGTGACTTTGTATCTTACGACCCACGCCTCCCTCCAGACTTACAGCTATTTATTAAGCGTATTCCTAGAGACGATAAATACATTCAGCTCTTGGAAGCCGAAGTCATAGAATTTTTGACCGAAACGGCGCACAAAGTGGCGCAATTACTTAACTTGAAAGCATAAAATGAGCAGAACCATCAAAGAAATTACCATTGTTAGCGGCAAATACACCAACAAAGACGGTCAAGAAAAGTCACGCTATCAGCGCATTGGCTCTATGATTGAAACCAAAAATGGCCCAATGCTTAAAATTGACAGCATCCCAGTAGTAGAGGGCGGCTGGTCTGGTTGGGCTTACTTAAACGACCCAAAGCCGCAAGAAGGTTTTAAACAGTTAAGCAAATCGTTTGACGAAGACGTACCTTTTTGATATGATGTTTGAACCATTAACCTAAAGGAAATTAAAATGGGATACTACGGTAAAGAAAAAGCACCCAAGGGTGTTACCGCTTCTGATCGCACAGGCGAAAAGATGGGTAGTGAAAAAGGCCCAAATAGCACCAAGTTCATGCCTGGCGCTTCTGGCGAGAAAATTCCCGCTGGCGCTACTGCCTCTGACATGACTGGTGAGCGCAAAGCCAAGCTGGTTGGCGGTGTTGCTATGGGCAAGGCTGACAGCATTGGCGACCGTGTTGACGGTCACATGGGCAAAAACGATGGTCGTTTAGGTGAAATGAAGGGCGGTAGCCGTGAACACGTTGCATACGAACACAAACGTATGGATCACGTTCAAGACAAAATGTAAATAGCGAAAGCCCCAAAGGTGTGAAGACCAGAGGGGCTTTCTAACCAGAACAAGGATAGTTGTTATGGCTGATCGAGATTCTAAAGAAATCTGCGAGCATTGTAAATTTTGGGAATATACGGGTCACGCAGGTGAGTGCCGTAGATTTCCAACAGCAATTGTTAAATACCAGACCCATTGGTGTGGTGAGTTTTCGGGGAAATTCGCAGTTGCCCCTTTGACCTCTCCAGCAGAGGTCATTTTTACAGAAGAAGTTAAATTGTTGACTGACGAACAAGTCAACGAACTTTTTAAAGACATAGTTTCAAAAAAGCGTGGGAGGCCAGCAAAAAATGCTCAAACCTCTTAAAGATAAAATTCTGGTCAAGCCAGAGCCACGCATTAAATCCGTATTGTGGGTAAAAACTGCCGAAGCTGATACCATTGGCACAGTTGTGGCGGCAGGGCCAGGCCGCTGGCTAGATGATGGCACGTTTGAAGAAAACCCATTAAAGGGCGGTGAGCGTGTTACTTTTGGAACATTGGCTAAAGACTACAAAGACGAATACTTGAACTTTCAAGAATGGATGGAAGATGGTGAACGCTATCTTTTAATGTCGTGGCAAGATGTTTGTGGAGTAATGGATGCTGAAGAAATCAACTAGCCCCAAGGCTTTTAAAGAAAACATCAAGACGGAAGTGAAAGCAGGGAAACCTGTTAAACAGGCCGTTGCAATTGCATATTCAGAAAAGCGTGAGGCTGAAAAAGCCAAGAAAGGAAAGAAGTAATGTTTAATTTTTTACACACCGAGCATGAAATGCGTGACATTATCCAAGCTCTGGAAGCTCGCATTGCATCATTGCAGCAACACCTTCAAAAGTTGTTGGCTGAAGCTAATGCCCAAGCCGTGGCTATGGCTGCTCCTAAAGCTGAAGCGCCAGCTAGTGTTGCGCCCGCTGTCCAGCCATCCGCTGCGCCAGCCGCACCTAGTCAACCTTCTGACCCGACTGCGCCGATTGCTGTAAGCTGATATGGAAATCATTGAACGGTCAGTCGATGAGTTGATTCCTTATATCAACAATTCACGCAAACACTCTGATGAGCAAGTTGCACAAATAGCGGCAAGCATCAAAGAGTTTGGCTGGACTAACCCTATCTTGGTGGATGGGGACAAAGGCATCATTGCTGGTCATGGCCGTTTAATGGCTGCTCGTAAGCTCAAGATGGATAAAGTGCCAACGATTGAGCTGGCGCACCTTACTGAGACGCAGCGCAAGGCACTAATCATTGCCGACAACAAGCTGGCGCTGAATGCCGATTGGGACAATGAACTGCTAACTATTGAGCTCAATGATTTGCTTGCCGATGGGTTTGCTTTAGATATTCTTGGTTTTGACCAGGCTGAACTAGATGAAATTTTTATTCCAGAGATAGAACTAAAGGAAGACAATCCATATACAACTAATGTAAATACGCCAAATTACGAGCCAACTGGTGAAAAACCTGCACTAGAAGAACTGTACGATGACGAAAAGGCTATGGATTTGATAACGACAATCCAAACAAGTAAGTTAGGCGATAAAGAAAAACAGTTTTTAATGGCAGCAGCTTCACGTCATATTGTTTTTAATTACGAGAAAATAGCTAATTTTTATGCACATTCGTCAAAAGAATGTCAAGAATTGATGGAAGACAGTGCGTTAGTGATTATTGACTTTGATAAAGCCATAGCAAATGGATTTGTTAAGTTAACTGATGAAATCAACGAAATGTTTGACATTGATGAAGATGAATAACGAATACACATTTGTTAGACACGGTCAGACGTTTTGGAACAAAAATGGAATCATGCATGGTCAGTTTGATATTCCGTTGAACTACACGGGTATTAAACAAGCTAAAAAAGTTGCAAAAGAGTTACAGCATGAGCATTTTGACTTGTGCTTGTGTTCGCCGCTTAAACGTGCAAAGTCAACGGCATTTAGCATTTTGCAGTATCATAAGAATACAAAGATTTCCTATGACGACAGGCTAATGGAGCTTAGTAAAGGCTTGTTAGAAGGTAAGCACTTAAATAGTGAAAAGCTGTTAAAAACTGAAGACCAAAATCTATTAAAAAAATTCAGCATCGAAAGCAAAAAGAATTTCTATGCAAGAGTCAAAGAATTCATAGAAGAAACTGAGAAAAAGTACAAAAACAAAAAAATTCTGATAGTTGCTCATAGCGGCACTATTAAGATGTTGTTTTTTTCGTTTAACTTTCCAAAAGCACAATTACACAAAGCCTACTATGACTTGCACATCAAAAACTGCAAAGCATACAAACCAAACTCAATCAACTTAAAGGATGAAAAGATGAAGATTGGATTTTTTCCTATGGTTGCAGACATTCTCCATTCTGGCCATGTATTGTCTTTGGAAGAAGCAAAGAAACATTGTGACTTTCTTATCGTAGGCTTACATTGCAAGCCAAACTATAAGAACCCACAGCAGTCTATCTATGAGCGTTACATGCAACTCCGAGCAGTTAAGTGGGTTGATGAGGTAATTCCGTATGAAAACATTGAAAAAGACAAAGACATTTTTGTTTCCCTGGACTATGACGTTTACTTTCTTGGCGAAGATCACAAGACAGATGATTGGGAACTTAAATACAAGATTGAAGAACTAGAAAAAGAAATCGTTTACTTAAAGCGTAAGCACAATTACAGCAGCAGCAAGATTAAAAATGAAAGCAAGTAAAAAACTAGCTGTTTTCATCCTTTCGCATGGAAGGCCAGATAACGTCATTACCTATCAAACCCTGCGTAAGCAAGGTTATACGGGAAAAATCTACATCATCTGTGACGATGAGGACAAGACGCTAGGCCAGTACAAAGAAAAGTACGGAAAAGAAGTGATTGTCTTTAGCAAAAGCGATTACCAAGGCAAGTTTGACATCATGGACAATTTTAATGGCAATAAAGTCATTGTTTATGCCCGAAATGCCTGCTATGACATTGCGAGAAAGCTAGGACTAGACTATTTTTTTGAATACGAGGATGACTATACGCAGTTTCAATACAGGTATGTAGACAAGGATTTATTGCGAGGCACACAAGTTAAGAACCTAGACCAAATCTTAGACGTCATGATTGATTGCCTAGACAACACTAAGGCAAACACCATAGCCTTTGCCCAAGGGGGTGACTTTATCGGTGGGGTTGGCTCGTTTAAAAACAATACCTTTAAACGCAAAGCCATGAATAGTTTTGTATTCAAAGTAAATGCCGACTCTAAGGATGACACACTTTTTGTAGGAAGGATGAACGATGATGTGAACACTTATTTGACACAAGGCAAGATAGGCAAACTATTCTTTCAAGTATCTAACATTTCATTGGTTCAACTGACAACGCAATCTAACTCTGGCGGCAATACAGAGGCATATAAAGCCTACGGAACCTATGTAAAGTCGTTTTATAGTGTAATGGCTGCACCAAGCTGCTGCAAGATTGACCTAATGGGCAGAACTAACAAAAGGCTACATCACAAAATCAATTGGAACCACGCAGTGCCGAAAATCCTTGATCAAAGTTGCAAAAAGCAATAACATAACCTTGCATTTCCCCTTAATAAAGATGCTAGAACACATTCCAACCGATGAGCAGCGTCGTTTAGTCGAATCGACTAGCGGTTTGGGCTTGCCGCACGAACAGATAGCAATGCTCGTTGAGATAGACGACAAGACGTTGCGCAAGCATTACCGCAAAGAATTAGACATAGGCAAAGCCAAAGCTAATAGTCAAATTGCCAAGACGCTTTATCAAAAAGCTACGGCAGGCGATACGACAAGCCTAATTTGGTGGACTAAAGCACAAATGCGTTGGTCTGAAATTGTTAAGCAAGAGGTTACTGGCGCTGATGGTGAACCATTGCAAGGCATCCAAGTTACGTTTGTAAAACCAAATGACCCCGCAGTTTCAGAACGCTGAATTTCCTGTAAAGCTGGCTTTTTTGTTCGAGCCATGCCGTTATAAGGTGGCTTATGGTGGACGAGGCGGTGCTAAGTCATGGGGAATTGCTAGAGCTTTATTAATCCTGGCAGCTAAAAATCCGCTTCGCATCCTTTGCGCCCGTGAATATATGACGTCCATGAAGGATTCTGTTCACAAGCTGCTATGCGATCAAATCATTGCGCTTGGGCTGTTGGACTACTATGAAATCACTCAAAACTCGCTAAGAGCTAAAAACGGCTCTGAGTTCGCTTTTGTTGGCCTTAAAAACAACGTGGCTAACGTAAAGTCATACGAAGGCGTGGACATTTGTTGGGTAGAAGAAGCGCAGACCGTTAGCCAACGAAGCTGGAACACGCTAATCCCGACCATTCGTAAGGAAAAGTCTGAAATCTGGGTAAGTTTTAACCCTGAATTGGAGTCAGATGAGACTTACCAGCGGTTTGTGCTTAATCCTCCGCCCAACAGCAAAGTTGTTAAGATCAACTGGTCTGACAATCCTTGGTTTCCTGAGACGTTGCGGCTAGAAAAGGATGCACTCAAGGCTAGGGATATTGAGGCGTATAACACGGTTTGGGAAGGTTTATGCCGCCAGACTGTGGACGGTGCTATCTTTGCCCGTGAGATGCAGATGGCAGACCTAGAAGGCCGGATAACAAAGGTTAACTATGACCCAAATAAACCAGTTCATGCTGTCTTTGATTTGGGTTGGTCTGACGCTACTGCTATTTGGTTTGTGCAGTTTATTGGCATGGAGACTCGGCTTATCAGATATGTGGAGGACAGCCAAAAGACTATTTCTGAGTATCTGGCAAAGATGCAGACGTTTGGTTATGTGTATGACACGCTATGGTTGCCACATGACGCTGAGAATAGAACGCTTGCAGCTAATGGACGGTCAATTGAGCAGATTGTGCGTGCGGCTGGATATAAGACCAAAATCATCCCAAAAACGCCCATAGTTGACAGCATTAACGCAGCCCGTACACTATTCAGGAACTGCTGGTTTGATAGGGAAAATTGCTACGATGGGCTACAATGCTTACGGCATTACCGTTACGAAGTTGACCCAGATACCAAAGCATTTAGCAAAACGCCTGTTCACGACCAATACAGCCACGGGGCTGATGCGTTTCGGATGCTTGGTTTGATGGTTAATGAACCTCGGCAGCGCAAACCAGTTAGAACGCAGCCACAGGGCTACGGTCAACCTTTAGGATGGATGAACTAATGGCACAAGATATTCCTTACGGCGGTCAAGAACCCGAAATCATTACTGAGGCTAAACAATTCCTCAAGTGGTGCAATGAATCTGACACCATGAACCGCCAGGAAGCCTTGGAAGACCTAAAGTTTGTCTCCGGCGGAGACCAATGGCCCGTAGACTTACAAAACTCCCGCAATCTTGAATCTCGCCCTGTTCTTACCATTAATAAGCTGGATGGTTATTGTCGCCAAGTCACTAATCAACAGCGCCAGCAACGCCCAAGAGCTAAAGTTCACGCTTGCAACTCTGAAGCAGACTTTAAGACCGCACAAGTCGTAGAAGGCATCATTCGCCACATTGAAACGCAATCCAATGCTGACAATGCCTATGACACCGCCTTTGACCACGCTGTGCGTATGGGTTGGGGCTTCTGGCGAATCATCACCAAATACTGCAAAGATGATAGCTTTGACCAAGAAATCTACATCGATGCTATCCCTAATCCATTCACGGTCTACTTTGACCCTAACTCTGAGCGCATAGACGGTTCTGACGCTGAAAAAGTGTTGATTACCAGCATGATGAGCAAAGAGAAGTTTCGGGATATGTATCCTGATTTAGACGATGGCTCCAGCTTCACCCAACGTGGCACAGGCGATACGCAATCTGAGTGGATTACTAAAGAGGATATTCGCATTGCTGAGTATTTCTACGTTGAGCGCAAGCCAGCTACTCTTTATTTGTTGAGCGATGGGTCAAGCCGCTTTGATGATGGCGAGAACTTCTTTGAGCGCATTGAGGCTTCTGGCTTGGAAGTGATTAAAGAGCGCAAAACCATCAAAAAGCAGATCAAGTGGAAGAAAATCACCGCTTACGACATCATTGAAGAACGTGACATTCCAGGCGATTACATCCCTGTCGTGCCTGTTTATGGTCGCCACGTTGTTATTGGTGATAAGCGCAAGAAGTTCGGCATGGTGCGCCATGCTAAAGATGCACAGCGTATGTATAACTTCTGGCAGACTACCCTTACCGAATCGGTGGCGCTGGCTCCAAAGGCAAAATGGCTGCTTGCTGAAGGCCAAGATGAAGGCCACGAAAGCGAATGGGCAGCGGCTAACATTAAGTCGTTCCCGCTGTTGCGATACAAGCAGACCGACATTGATGGCAATCCAGCGCCAGCACCGCAACGCCTCCAGCCCGAGCCGCCTCCAACTGGCGTAATGACCGCTTTGGGCGCTATCAATCAAGATATTACGACCTTGATGGGCATCTTTGACCCTTCACAGCAACTGCCAGGCAATATGTCCGGCAAAGCTCTGAACGGTCAGCAGCAACAAGTCGATCTGTCTAACTTTGACTTTTACGACAACCTTACAAAGTCAATTGCCCACACCGCTAAGATCATTTTGGGCATGATTCCAAGCATTTATGATACACATCGAGTTATGCGTATTATTGGGGATGATGGCAAGCCTGATCTGGTCGCTATTAACCAACCAACAAGCGATGAAGCTGGCGTTTACCGTGTGCTGCACGATATGTCGGTTGGTCAATATGACGTGGTTATGGATACTGGCCCAGGCTATAACTCCAAACGCCAAGAAGCAGTTGATGCCATGATGCCGCTGATTGGCGGTAATGAGCAATTGTTCCAGACCATCGGTGATTTGGTGTTCCGAAACATGGACTTTCCTGGCGCTGACATTATTGCTGATCGCTTGGCTGCTAATAATCCGCTGGCGCATATTGATGACAAATCTGACGTGCCGCCACAAGTTCAAATGCAATTGGCGGTTTCACAACAGCAAGTTCAGCAGCTTACTCAGCAGCTACAAGCCATGCAATTGATGGTTAAACAGCGTCAAGATATTGAGCAGGTTAAGCAAGATAATGAAACTAAGCGTGAACTGTTGAAACAGACCGCTAAAGCTCATGATATTGAAATGCGTGATGCTGAACGCCGCCACGATGTGCAAATGCGGACTGATACGCAAGCGCACGACACCATTATCAAGACACAAACGCAGCTTCAAATTGAAGAAATGCGTGCACAGTTAGCTTTGATGCTGGCTGATATAGATAAACGATCTGAACGTGAGGCATTATCCAACGCCACAGACAGAGCTATTTAGTGTATATTTACACAAACCTTACCAGTTAGGTTAACTGGGTTAATTCTTAGGGAAACCTATGTCAAGTGATAAAGAAGCTGGCAATTTATTGACTAGCGAGAACGCAGCCGACTTTTATAGTCAAAAACTTGGTTTAGCTGTGGAAGCACCTGTCGAGGCGGTTGAGCAAACTCCCGAGCCGACAGAGGAAGCGCCGCAGAGTGAGCCAGAGGCTATTGAGGAAGCAACGC